AGAAGTGAGCAAATGATGAACGATGTTAATCGTACAGACACAGACAAGGTATCGGAATACTATGGTGCTGGTGGAGATGGTGCTGGTGCATCGTACAATGTTGGTGAGTATGAAACAACTTTCCGACAGGAACCAGTTGGATTACCTATTAGTAATGCTACGGCATCGGTAAGAAATCGGGGCGAGGCAGATGATTTTGGTGTAAAGGGATACGGAGTTCAAAATAACAATCGATTAACCACTAACGTGGGCGGTGAAACAATGGGTAGTGTCGGTGGATTAGTTAGTGCGATTGTCGCGCCATTTATGGATGTATTACGTCCTACAAGAAAAACCAATGTAGTGGGAAACTCCCGCCAATCGGGAAATGTGGGAATATCAATGGCAAGAGGACCCGTAGAAAATTCCATTCAAAAACCACCTACAACAAACCGTGAAATGGCAGTTGATAAAATAGGTTCGGACCATTGGAACTATCAGGGTCAGTCGAGTGATGGGTACAAAGTGTTGGATATGCGAATTGATCCAAATAATCGAGATACTACATCCGCTTCGTATACAGGAAATGCAGGAAAAACCAATCTCGGAGACCGTTCATATGAGGGGGATTATACTCAGCGAAATAATGTAAACAAGACATACAAGAACAGACCGAATCACGGGGGAACTCAAATATTCAACCAATCGATGAATGTGGAAGTGAATCGGTTGGAACGAGATAGTCACAACAATCGAACTATGTATCCCCACGGTCTAACGCCTACTATACCATCAATGAATCAAATTGGTGAAGTGCGCACTCCATCGACACAAGAAACTGTTGTAGCATCTCAATCATCTGATCGAATGAACCCGAATGATTTATCCGCATTCAAAGCGAATCCTTACACTCATAGTTTGGCGAGTTGGTAGTGTATGAGAGTAATAATTTTTATATAATCATATTATATAAAAATGGAAAGAGGATTAATCATGTTACTGCATTCGATGCTAATTGGTATTTTTATGTATATGTTTATGATGTATATAGGAAATAACCAAAAAATGGCCGAAAACAGGAGTATATTATTTGCAGCATTAGCATTGGTATACATGATATTATTTGGCCATGGATTACCTACTTCAATAAATAAACAATTGATGTAAAACGGTATAAATCATAGAAAAATAAATATAACATCGTTATTTGGATGTTATATTTGGATATTATGTATTCGAAATTATACATTCGAAATTATACATTCGAAATTATACATTCGAAATTATGTATTCGAAATTATACATTCGAAATTATACATTCGAAATTATACATTCGATGTACCCGATTCCGAATTCGTGTTCCATACTTTGGTATAATCAGGAATTGTATCAACATTCATTAATTTATCTTTATTATTTATTTTTTTTGCAGTTGTGTGATACATATCGAAAACTGGATTATTAATTTCCTTAGTAGGTAAATGATTGTGTGATGTTCGGGCAATCATCTTGTACAATTTGAATCCTGGATACCGTTCTTCTCCATCACTTTTATATAGAATATTTCGTCCCTTATCATCACGACACCACGAAACAATCATCTGTTCTAAATCCCCCAACTTTTCTTCGATTATATTCCCACAATCATCGAATTCCTCTGCGTCGACCAATTCGTACAGTGCACACCCCAATCGTGCCAAATCGAATCCGAAATGAGGATCTAATCGAGGCTTTGATGCGTTAAAGAATGGTTCGCAATTATACTGAGACCCTGCATCGCCCGACGGATGATAACTGTCGCTACACATTGATTTCCCTCTGAAATTGTATATAGAACGACCGAAATCGATAATCTTAAAAATACGCCCGAATGTAGGTACGCGGTAATACTTGGAATTGTACTTGTAAAATAAATATTTGATATCGGTCGCACAATACACGATATTATTCGTATGCAGATCATTGTGGGTCATTCCAAACGATTTCTGAAAAACAACCAATGTCATTATAATTTGAAATATTGCAGATCGTAATTGTTGTCTGTTTTGTGATAGATTTTCATTTACAAATAATTCGTCCAATGTACCATCACACGCTTCCATTGCAATCGCCAAAACGGGAAATTCCGATATTGTGCATATAATATCATCGTCAGATTCATAATTAGATTCAGACCCACTACAACTATTATCCGACGCATCATCCGACGCATCATCATTTGTTACAGATGATCCAGACGAACATTCGGTATCATCCGAATGTACAGAATAACTTCTAGACAGAGCGGAAATCGAACAACTCAACTCAGTTGAATTATTTATTGGATTTATTTCTGTCATATCAATTGTATACTTACGATCATTTTTCTCCAATGATTGGTTTATATCAAATTGTTCTTCTTGACTGGTACAATATTCTTCATCTACTGGAATATCAATCGGACTATCAACCAAATCATCCTGTTGAATGATCAGCACACGTTTATGTTTTCTAGACGTGTTATTCATCCCCTGTATCTGTTCATATACATCATTATTGTTCAGATTAAATATCGATCCGTTATTTTCGTGAAAAAAATCAGAATTCTCTAAATATTCAATATCATCTCGAATATCAACTTCAAATAACTGTTTGTTCCCCATGAAAGAACCATAATAATCTACCCCATGGATAAATCCGTGGGAGTGGAGTAATTTGGATGTCAAATATGTAAAAAATCCATCAACGTACGACATATTATTCTTGTCCATCATTTTAGGGTGTGATTTGACAGTAGAGATATCAGATATGTTAGGCAGAAAATCAGGGAATGAATTAATATCAACCGAATCATATTTTCCAGTCATGTATTTCAATGGATCTAATAAGGGACTGAACTTGAAAAAAATATTTCTTGAGAAACAACCTCCATTTGGAGTACATACAGATCCAGTATATCGGTTGTATGATTGCATTTCAGTTACCCGCGTTAACATCTCCGTATTGTCTAATGTAACGATTGTATGATTTGAATCATTTAGTCGAAAAAAATTATTATATAACGGGACATAGTTTTGAACGTTTGTAATACCAAGCAATTCCGATTGTTCCAATGGATTATCAAAGAATGTAGATGGATTTTTTCTATATCCGAATTGCATCATATTGACCATTGATGGGTATACTCCAATGCAGTGTATTAGAAATACACTATTATTTCTAAGTTCATACGAACTGTGTTTATTTGTACAATATATAATCATTTACTTCAGTCTTGATATGCGTCGAATATACTATTTTCTATTGTGGATAAAACGTATCGAACAATCTGTCAAATGTCCCTAGAACTGAGGAAATTCGATATGAGAAATATAAGTTTTAAACCAAGTGAGAATAAAGGTCCTGTTATTGTTCTTATAGGACGCCGTGATACAGGAAAGTCATTTCTCGTACGTGACCTGCTATACTACCACCAAGATATTCCTATAGGAACAGTGATTTCTGGAACAGAGGATGGTAATGGATTTTATAGCAATCACGTCCCAAAAGTTTTTATTCATAGTGCATACAATTCGACAATTATTGAAAATGTTTTGAAACGACAAAAAACAGTACTAAAACAAATGATGAAGGAAATCGCTACCTATAAGAAATCCAATATTGATCCACGAACATTTGTTATTATGGACGATTGTTTATATGATAATTCTTGGGCAAAGGATAAAATGATGCGACTAATTTTCATGAATGGGCGACATTGGAAAATCATGTTATTGATCACAATGCAGTATCCACTCGGAATTCCACCAAATCTGAGAACGAATATAGATTATGTATTTATTCTCAGAGAGCCATATATCGCGAATCGTAAACGGATTTATGAAAATTATGCGGGCATGTTCCCAACATTCGAATCATTTTGTCAGGTAATGGATCAATGTACTGAAAATTATGAATGCCTTGTAATTGACAACAACTCCAAATCGAATAAATTACAGGACCAGATTTTTTGGTACAAAGCCCAATCTCACGCAGATTTCAAATTGGGGTCAAAAGAGTTCTGGGAAATGTCGAAGAATATGGGATCGGATGACGAGGATGATACATACGACCCAAAAGCTGGGAAAAAAAATGTCCCGAAAATCACTGTGAAAAAATCTAAATGGTAGGTAGTTGTTGTGAAATATAATACACATAATCAATTGATCGAATTTATAATTATATACAAGCCCGATAATAATCACTCGTTATAGCCGTTTTGCTTGGTCGCTCAATATGAACAATCTCACCAGGTCGGACCCCCAATACATTCGCAACGGGATCGAATCTTGAAATAACAGGCATTTGAGATATATTTCGGATATTATATCGTGTCATAACTGTTAGTTTGTCACTGTCTGATAATACGGTGTGTTTCGGTACCAAACGATGGTTCAATATATTGAATTGTACGCGTGATATATTGACGATACTAACATAAATAGAATCATTACACCATAGTTTCTCTATCAATCTTGTAATTGTATCATTTGCATCCTCAATAGTAATAATCATCAAGTCGTCGTTTTTGGTAAGAACCTCGTCTATTGTAAACATATCTTCAACCATATCTGTCATCACTATAGGACGCCTAATTGTTGATGATACGTTATATTTGACATATACCTTTTTACTGTCAGATATTTCGGTATTTTCCGATGATTTGGTAAATATCATATCCAATTGATTATTTAATGCCATTATAGCAACTTCCGAGTAAGTAAATCCCTGTTGAGTCTCTGTGTCAAAACCCCTATGGCGCATTATTTCAATCAATGTATTGCGGGATTTATAAATTTCACCAAGTCGTTCGGTTGTGTAAGTTGTAGTTCCAGACATTCTAAATTTGAGAAGGTATAATGTTGTTATAGTATGAGTATACAACATTATATTTTAAATCAATTTTTTATCCATTTCATCATAGTAAATCACTATATCGAATACAATTTGTGTCCTGGCATACGACATTCTATAATTAAATCGTACGATTCAATTATACGATTCAATCGTACGATTCAATTATACGATCTGATAAAGTTATTTCAAATCAATAGTGACACGTTTTTTATCCGATTGATCGGTACTATCGGGCGCTTCTGACTCATTCAATGATGTATGATTATCAATATCCGTTAATATATTCACATCTTCCTCTACTTTATACCCAAGTAACATTCGCAGAGCATCTAAATCACTCGCATCTAAATCAGAAACCTCATCGCTATTCATAGTCGAATTCAAATGTTTCCTGAATTCATCGTCGTTGTAAACGTCAATTGATTCAATGTCTGTTGGATCGAGGACATCGTGGGTGTCATCTTGTATGTTCAATACTTTCACATCGGGTGTATCGTCGGGACTACTAGGTGCGTACGGTGGTGATTCGGGTGCATACGGTGGTGATTCGGGTGCATACGGTGGTGATTCGGGTGCGTACGGTGGTGATTCGGGTGCGTACGGTGGTGATTCGGGCGCATAAGGAGATAATTCGGGCGCATAGGCGGGGCTACTAGGCACATAAGGAGATAATTCGGGCGAGTCAACTGGTGTTTTAGGTAAATCAAACGATTTATGTTCTTTATTGAACCGACGATGTACATTGACGCGACTAACAGTCATATCATCATCGTGTGTCAATAAACTCATATTTTTCGAATAGGATAGTTCTGGAATTTGGTTTATATTATCATCGGTAATAATACGCATCCGAACATTCATTACTTGTAACTCCTGCAACAACAATTTGAATGAATACGGTACACGAACTACTGAAAAAGACCGCCCGTGTTTTGACACAACATCAATTATAGAATTCCCGTCCGAATCAACCTTATATTGGATTGGACCATCAGAATCTGGACTCATGAAAATGTTGCGAGATTTATTATATACGGCAATTCCACCAGTTATATTGCACACCGCCATATAATAATCATCTCCTCGTTCCAACATTGAATCGTGTAAGAATGCCATTGCTCCGTGACCGACTACTCCATCACGCTCCATTTCACCAATACGAAGACCACCATCATTTGCTCGCCCGTGTACGGGTTGACGGGTTAATACCGTTCTCGGTCCCCTTGCACGGTAGTTTATTTTATCCTTCACCATATGTTTGAGTCGCATGTAATATGTGGGACCCAGATAAATATCCGATTCCATCATATCACCAGTCATTCCATTGTACATTATATGGCATCCAGATGAACTAAATCCTATATCGCGCAACATTCCTCCGTACATTTCATGTTTTGGTCCATTATTTACAAATGCAGTACAATCCCCAAACCCCCCGTACATTGCAGTTGCCTTACCAAGTAATGATTCAACTAATTGACCAATTG